GGCATTACGGCCGGCTGCGTCAGTCCCACCGGCGGACCATAAGGTTGAGTCGTCAATTGCTGGCCGTTTTGACTCAACAACAACGTCGATGGCGGGATTGGAATGCCGGTTTGCGGGTCAATCGTCGACGGTGCGCTGATCGTTTGGTAATTTGATTCTGCCGTTTCAAAGTCTTGCACACGCGCATTGATGATCGGCGTCGGGTCTGCAGGCACCACAATCGAGCGCAACTGCTCTTGTGGTGTGTCGTAGCACGTATCACAAACCAGAATCTTGATGTTCTGGATCATGGCGCCGCGCCAATCGTACTGCCACTTCAGTTCGGCGTGGTTGTAGCGAAAACCGCACCGATCACATATCGCATGTGCTTGTGGGTTTGTTGCGCTAGTTTTTGCCCGGCCGGACTGTGATGCGTATGACATCTATCATGGCCTGAAATAACTAGAGACCATCGGGGAAATGTACTGCTGCGCCGTCTCGATGTTTTGGCGAGAAGCGATGTCATATGACTCATCTGCCAGCGGCTTCAGCATGGCTACCTTATCAGGCGCCCAAATCATCGCGAGACGTTGCGCAAGCCCAAACGCGAACGCTTCCATGAAGTAGTACGGGATTTCTACTTGCTGGCCATTCGTGAAATTGCTGTCCTGAATTTGCCGAACACGGTAGTACTTAAATGATGTCTGGGTGCCGTCTGGCACTGGCCACAGCGTTACAGTCGGCGACAACAGGCGATCAAACCAGTATGTCGTCGGGAATCCCTGTTGCGTCGGATTTGGATATGACGCGTACTCAGACCTCGAAATCGGCAGAATTAGCCTATTGATAGCGGCTCCGCCCGTATTCTGCACCACGTATGCATCAAGCATAACGACCGTGTTCTGCGGCACAGAATACGTCGATGTGCCTTGAACCAGCGGGATAGTCTCTAAATCAACGCACCAGAGATTGACACCCTGCGAACTCCAACGGCCAAGCAGCATGTTCGCCGACATGCGCGCTGACTCCATGTGTTCTTGGAGCAACGCAGTGTTGCGAATACCACACAGATTGAATGCGTATAGCGTTATTTCGCCTAAAGAAGGGTTGTACGTATACGTTCCGCTTGTCGACATGGAACCCCCGGGACGAAATTAGATCGGGCCATTGCTCGACTGCAGGAAAGTGCCTCGCACAGATCCAGTGCCGCTGTTCAACACAACCCGAGCAAACGTCGGGGCATATTGGATGCCGCCGCGGTTTGACACAGCCTGCGATACCAAATTGGTGTCTGTTGCGCTCTGAAACACCATGCTGCCTGCGACCACCGGAGTGACCGGATCATTCGGATCATCCAGCGTAATCTGCACGGTCCAGTTGGCGGTTCCATCGATGACGCACGCTACAGACACATAGTTTGGCGCAAAGTCATCAAAACGTACCCATGGCGAATCAGCAACGCCGTTAGTACCAACTTCTACAGCACCTGCCGCGTTTCCAGAAATCGTAACCGACGTAACGGTTTTAAAACTGATTGTGGTCGCCGCCGTTGTCGCGTTTGGGCCAGTGATCGTCTGGCTGATCGTATTACCTGCCCAATTAGTACCGGTAACCGTGAAAGTCCTCGAACTTTCATTACCTGCGGCGGTAATCAAAACTCGGCGCTGCACATCAAGAACCGCTACGCCACCCGTCACCAATACGCCATCTAGCGTCAAAGGGCCCGCTACGGGAGTCTGAGATTCGCAAATTCCGTTGGCATCTGCCGTAGCGATCGGACCAACGGTGACTGTCATGGGTTGCATGTTCGTAATCCTTTTTTACTGCGCGCAACTAGCACGCATGTTAGCACTTAACGTCCCAGCGTTTGAGTGCGAGATTGATGCGACTGTTCGGGTCGTGCGCGGTTTTTGGTGAAGTTAATTTCGCCTTTGCTCCGCACATTCTGCTTCTGAAGTTTTCACGTCGCTGTGCCGCTGCGGGGCTTTTTGCCGCTTCTTTTGCGGTAACGGGACGTTTAATATTCTGCCCCTGAGCGCGGAGCGACGCGCGTCCCTTTTCATTGAGACCGCCGGAGGGTGATTGACCCTCTTTCTTCTGCCATGCTGCCGTCATACGGTTTCCTCAAGGAAAAACGGGGGCACAGAGGCCCCCGTTCTTTTTTTGCCGTTTCAGCCGAGATTAGTCAAGGCTGCCGTCGGTGGTGTGCCCCTTCGGAGCAGTACCGCGGCGGGCTGACGAGAACGGGTTGCTTTCGCAACTGCCGCCCGACTTGCGAGGCTTACGACCGGCGTGCATTTTGGACATGCCACCATGCATTTTGCCGACGTGCTTCTTGGCAACCTTACCACCGCGCTTACGCTCTTCGGCTTCGTCATTGACGTTGCTCTGATACGTATAGCGCATGTTCTTCTTGCCGAGATCTTCGCTGGCCTGATTCACGCCACCCGTGGCGCGATGCTTGCGACCTTTCATTTGGTGTGCTCCTGTAATTACGACGGGAACGATCCGAAGATCGAACGCCAGTTGTAGTACGCGAACGAATAACGCTCGTAGCCCTTAACCAACAGGTTGTCAGTGACGAAGTCAACCTGCATGTCAGTCTCGAACTTCACGCGCTCCATGTACGACAGACCGTCGATGTTCGTCAGGAGGAACCACGCGGTGGCCGAGGTCAAGAAGTCGTTGACCATGTAGCCTTCCGGCAGACCGCCAGCCGTCGTGAGAATCGCGTTGACATCGTTGTCAGCGGAACCCGGACGGAGTTCAGTCTTCGTGAGGCGGATGGCCGTCGGCTCAAGAGCCGGCGGAACGACCAACTTGCGACCACGGGCAAACACCTTGAGGCCAGCCTGATCCTTGAAGTTAGTACGAATCGAGATCATCGCGTTCAGCAGGGTCGACTCGTTGAGTTCGACGTCCACTGCCGGACGATTCGCGACAGTACCGCCATCAATCGGATGGTTGGTCGCAACAAGCGCCACGCCGTCACCGCCAATGTTGGCGTTGTAGGTGGTCGCAGTGTTGAGGATGTTTGCGCCGTAGATTTCCTTGGTCTGCTGGAAAGACTCGATCAGACCGAGGTTCGACGGGTGGAACTGCGTCTTGTACAGGTTGTCGTCGATCGCCTTGCGGGTGATCGCGTAACCGAGCGCAATTTCGTTGTGCTCTTGGTTGTACACATAACGCTCACCAGCGTTGTTATCGAAAGAGGTCTGACCACCCTCAGTCTTCAACTGAGCGAGGCCGAGGTAACGCATTTCGGCGGTACGCTCAAGAGCCAGTTTCGAGTCATGCTTGGTGAAGATCTTGTCGTACTGAGATGGGATCATCTCGTACTTGCCTTCAATCCCACGGAGGCCCGGGAGGAGAAGGTCTTTAATAGCACTAAGATTGACTGCCATTTTCCCTTACTCCTATTACAGACCCGTGAGGGTCTTGGTTTCGACGTTGTTGAACGCCACGATCACTTGATTGTATGCGCCAGCCTCAGTGCCATTGGCACCCGGGGGCTGGGTCACAAGACCAACCAACTTGAAGGGGAGCGTTGCAGTCGTCGTCGGCGTCACGCTGATGTCTACAAAAGCGCCCGAGATGCCCGAAGCAGTCGACGGAGTGCCATATGCAAACTGTACGTTAGAACCGATTTCCGCGACCGTTGCGCCCACCGACGTGGAACCACCAACCTGCGCAAGGAACTGCGCGTTGGGGTCATTGACGATGTAGCACTCAACAGTGTTCGGCGAAGCAACGTCCGCGGCGCCCCAAAAGTTGCTCCACACGGTGCGCTTCTGGCTCACCGAGAGGTATTTGCAACCATAGAAAACGCCGGCGAGGATGCCAGTGCCGGGAGTGGTGGGATAAATACCGCCAGTGGTGCCATTACGGAAAACCGGGTCCCCGTAATACATCGCCGCGGTGTTATACGCGCAAAAGGTAGCAACCTGTTCATACGTAGGCGCAGAACCGGTGCCCCTGTACTGACGAAATCCGAAAGGCGCATTAGTGTTCGCCATGACGGGTTCTCCTTACTGAGAGGAGGCCATCATCGCACGCCGGGGCGACTTAGACCGGTAAGTAACTGCCCTCTCGCCGGGAGAGGGGTTGTTTTCACTGTATACGCCAGAAATTAATTGTCAATAGGAAATATCTTGTGTTTTATCGATTCGACAGGTACGGGCTCAGGTAAGCCCATCTGTTCAAACGTCGGGATTGATTCTTCAGGCAGTTCCAGCCTCTGTACCAAGCCTCGCAGGACATCCACAGCGGCTTGAGAGGCAACGGCCACGTCATGTGCGTGATCCCGCTGCCTCTCAAACTTGGCTATTTCGGCCTGAAGGAAATCCTTCGAGATTTCCATTACGGCGTATCGGAGACCATCAAGTAGTACGGCGTGCCCGACGCATTTTTGATTGCGATAACGTGGCTCACCGCAGCGCCCACTTCTGCCGCAACCATGGCGTTCGGAAGCACTGCGAACGTGTCAATCGTGCCCGTGCCACTATTGGTGCAGCGAATGTACGAAGCATTCGTCCACGTACCACCAGAGGCAAAGTCCGAATCCAACTGCAGTGCGGCAATCGTGCCACCCGGATTGGTCGACGTACCGCCCAGCGTGACACGCAGCGCGTTGCCGGCGCCCGAAATCGTGCCCGAACCGTTGATCGACAGCGAAATGTGGCCGCCGTTGACGGTGCCGCCCGTAGCAGCGCCAGCGCCCGTGACGCGAGTCAGCCAGCGGCCGGTCTCGCCCGAGCCCGTGCTGGTGATCGTCAGACGCTGATACTGCAGGCGAACGTCGCCGGTCGCATTCGACGCGGTGGCGTAGGAACTGGATACGTTTCCGGCCGTGGTGACCGAAATCGGGCTAGTTGAAGTGCCGGTCTCGAATCCGTTTTCGGAAACTACCGGTCCAGAAAAATGAGTTGCGGCCATTAGAGTTCTCCTTGGAGATGTGAGTATTTGAGCGCGAGACGCCTGACAGAACTTATGTCAGCCCCCAGCACACGCCCGCGCTCTGCGTAAGACATGTGTGGATTATCAACGATAAATTTAATTTTATCGCGGAATTTTTTGTTTTCAAAAAGCCTTTTATGCTGGGCCTTTGATAACGTTTTTCGATACTCTTCCGATTGATAATTAAACGTCGACGCTCGTCTTGCAATACTAATTTTTTTCCTGATCTCTTCGTTATGACATTTGCCGCGCATCGGGGCCTTGGCTTGATGAGCGATGTTGAAAAACACGGGTTCTACAAACTTAGCCGCGCCAGTTAAGAACGCGTTTTCTAATTTGTCGAGTTCGGCGGCGTCTTCACAGTAAACCTCAATTTCCCATTTGAACTTGTCAGCGCCGTGCTTGTTGTAAGAATTCTGCAGTTTCGGATTTGGGTGTTTATTGAGCCTAAGCAGCCGAAAGTGCTCATGCACACGCTTCTTCATGCGCTGCGATTGACCGACGTAACAGGTCCCTGTCGCCATATTGACGATCTTGTAGATCCCGATGTGATCAACGCCATATGGCATGAACTACTCCTTTGGAACTAGTTTATGCCTGAATTGATTCAAAAAAAAGCCCCCTTTCGGGGGCTAAGGTCTTTGCTGGGGATTAATCGTTAGGAATTGGCACCGCTTCGTAAGACTTCTTCACCTTCACAAGGCTGTTGTCTTTGTTGTTACGGCCGAACTGGCCCGACGGCGCCGAGTTCAACTGCTCTTCCTTCTGACGTACCTGCATGCGCGCGCGACGCTGCTCGGCAATTCGAGCCTCCTGCGTGACCTCTTCCGGTCGCTCCATCAAGATCATGCCCTTGCGCTCGATGGTGTTGTAACCACCGCTGTCAGGCATCATCGACGGGTGGCGAGAAGCCGGCACAGGCTCCCAGCCCATGCGAGCCAGCGCGACTTGGTGAGCCGGATCTTCCTTGCCAAATACCGATTTGCGCTTCCATTCGTACGTCCAACCGTCAGGAATCTCGCCCGGGGGGACGAAAAACTCGTCAGTGCCCTCATCGAGACTGCCGACATGGTTGCGGATTTCCGCGGCACGGCGAGCCGCACGGGTACGGGGATCTTCTTCACGCATCGGCGGTCTCATTTCCTTTCGGGTTTCGACAACAGGGACCGGTTCAGCGGCAGCCTTCTCGGCGGCAACCTCCTTCGCGGCTTCCTGAAACTTGTTGACCTTGGGTCGACCGCGTCTGCGGGGGGCTTCATCACTCATATCGATCTCCTGTTAATTCAGTTTGCCTTCTTTTTGGAGCGCCAACTTGTTTTTGGCGTACTCCTCGACGGTCATTCCCATCATGCTCGCCATTTCACGCTCCTGCGACGTCAGGCGAACCGTATTGGGGCGTGAGCCCGGACCCCCACCACTACGGCTCACGGGAGCCGCGGGCGGCGGAGTGCGCCTCTGCGTCGGTTTGGCAGCATCTGACATCGGGTCGTCAGACTGCTGGACCGGCTCTGACCTGCGGACTCGCAAAATTGACTCAACAGAATCGAAGTATTCGTCCGTATCAGGGGCGATGCCGTCGGCGGTCACAAGGTTATGGGCTGCCAGCATCTTCTGATACTGCCGCGGATCAGTCGCAAACTGCGGATTCTTGCGAACCCATGCTGCCGATCGGGGTGACAACTGCGATGCAAGGGCTTCAACAGGGTCAGATACGCCAATATTCGCCGGCGCCTGCTGCTTTGGCATGTTTTCGAGGGCTTGTTTGCCCTGTTCCAACTGCAAAAGTTTGGCTGCGTTGTTCGACATGGCCTGCTGGTACTCAGCAGCGCGGTCATAGTCGCCCGCAGACATCGCCTGAGAGTAATTAGACTTTAAAACCTCAGTATTTTGCTTAACTGACTCAATGGCGTTGGTTACAAGGTGCAAATTGCTGTCTTGCGCCTCGTTTTTAGCCTGAAAAGCCGTTTGCGCCATAGCACGCGCACGTCTTTCCATCTCAATGCGCGTCGCACGCTCTTTTTCCAATTGATTGCGCAGCGATTGCAGCCCTTCTTCCGGCTCAATCTCACGATTTTTTGATTTTTCAGCGTCAACAACGCGGATTTCAGGATCTGCGCCCTTGTTATCAGTAGAATCGAGTTCGATTTCGATCTGATCTTCGTTATCTGCCATGGCTTTCTCCGTTACCACACTTGATCGGGGTGCTGAACGCGCCCGCGAATGTTGATGTCATCCAAAATTCGACACAAAACACCGTTGACTGTAATGCTCCAACCATCAGCGGGTCGAAAAATGATCCAGTCGTTGACGTCAACCTCGACGCCGACGAACCAATTCTGGCCCTCGTCAACAAAAGCCGACTGACCTTTCTTCAAAACAAGGCCAACTTTGCCCTGAATCTTGTCTTCCGATCTGTGCTGGTCAGGCAAAACAATGCCGCCCTTGGTTTTCTCAGGTCGTACGTACACTGCGCACAACAACTGATTATTAAAAATCTCAATATCGTCAATATTTCCTATCTTTTTCAGCAAATCTTTTCGCGGATCGACGCTATGTTCCATCGCAATTTGAGACATTCTGTGCTCCATCAATAACTTTTCGATACGTTGGTTCTGGCTTCTTCACATAGTTCAAGCGTGGTTGTTAGTCCGGCAATTTTTCCTACCTGATGCTTGTATGTTTCGTAATCCGGCACGCTCAAACCGTTTGATAAATTGTCTTTCAGTCTTTCAATCTCCTCCTCTACCAGTCTTCTAAGTTCTGCTTCAAATGCCAAATTCAAGTTGTACATGTTTACGCCGGTAAATATTTAAAGCAAGAAAAGGGGCGGCCGAGAATCCCCAACCGCCCCAAATCTTAACGCTTGCCTTTCTGATATCGCTGGATCGAAATCTTTTCCAGTTTGCCGAGGCCGCCTGCGCTGCCGGCATCCATGTCAGACGCTTCATGGTACGTGCGGTGACCGACGCGACCCGGCTTGTCAACACCGATAGCGCGCCCACCAGTCTTGCGCGGGATCGGGGGCATGCCACCCGGCGGCATACCGCCCATCGCGCCCGGAGGCGGCCCCATGGGCATCGGAGGCATCGGGGGCGCCATACCCGGCGGGCCGCCCATACCAGCCGGCGGCGGGGCTCCTACGGGCACCGGAATGCCCGGGGGCGGCATCGGCGGACGACCGGCCATGCCTGCAGGCTGCTTGGAACCGTCGCCAATAATGATATTGACGTTCATGCTCCCTTTTTTCTTGTTATTGCGGCCACCGTCTTTGCGAGCCAGTCGGCCGCCCGTTGGGCGAGTTCCCTGCAACGAGCCATCCAACGCTCCACCACGGTTCTTTTTAGGCGGGGAAGGGGCGGGGCGCTTACTTGCAGCGGCTTCTTTTTTAACTTCTTGAGAAATTTTGAACGCGTTGTAGTCATTGGCTACATCCTCCGGCATTTCTGGCGGTTTTGGCGTCACGTATTTATCGACGTCAACCGGGGGTGGCGGATTCTGCAAAACTCGCGGAGAAGTCTGCGGCGACGCACCGCCAGCCTGATAACCACCCGCGGCTTTATGCGCATAACCGCCGTGTCTCAGTTTAGTCTTCGGCTTGCCGGGGTGTTTGGCAGCCTCATGCTTGTGCACTGCCTTCTTGACCAGTGCCTTGTCCATCTTGACGTCTTCGTGCTTGGCCTTGCCACCACGCTTCAGATCGGCAGCCGCTGCAAGCGGGCTCAGGGCCTGACGCAGTTTCTTGTTTTTGGCAATCGCAAACGCTGGGCTTAGAACCTGAGCGACGTCACCACCATCCATTTTGTGAGCGCGACCGCCCTTCTTCATGCCGCCGATGTGCTTCTTGCCCTCGCGCTTCTCGTTGGCTTCCTTCACATCGCGGTTGATGATGTTGTCCGGGGTGGCCGGCGTCGAACCGCCATTCTTGCGAGCCTTTCGATCGGCGCGCGGCTTGCCGGCGTGACCGTGCATCGCAACAACTTTGCCGCCCTTTTTGAACTGGCGACGCGAAACTGGACGGAGGCCCGTTTTGACGCCAGCGTCGAGCGGCTTCGGCGGAACATAACTCGATCCGTCAACTTTCTGTTTGGGGTCGGTACGCGTCAAACGCGAGATTTTTTCCCGCATCGCACTGCGCGCTTTTTTTGCAAACTCTGACATGTCTTTGCTCCTGACTAGGAATCAACGCTCTGCGGGTAATTGCCGGGGTTGATTCTTCTCCAAATTTGTGCGGGGGTCAATCTATAAGATCACGCTGGTTTAAGCCCATAAACGGATCAACCGATTCTTCTTCGTACGTCGGCATGGACGTTTCCCGAGTTTCAACAGGCAACTCTGGAGCGCGGTATTGAGGCGGCTCCATCGGCGGAGGCTTATAAGCCGGCTGCTCTACTAGGGGATTGGTAGGAAAATAATCTGGGCGGTCATATTCTTCAGAAAAACGCGGCTCATCGCCTGTATAAGGCTGCGCATAAACAGGCATGTCTGGCTCGTACGGCTGTGTATAAACAGGCGTGTCGGGCTCGTATGGCTGCGTATAAACCGGCTCTTGCGGCTCAAAATCTTGCGGATTTCTTGTTGGCGGCGTGTCGCGCTGCCGAAAAGAGTCATAATCGTAATCCGGTACGTCAGGACGTACTGGTCTAAGCACATCTTCACCGCCCGGTGGGCGATATTCAGGCTCGTTTGGATATGTCGGCTGAGTCGGATCAGTCGGCTGAGTTGGCTGAAAACCTTTTCCGCCCGTGCCCACCGGCGGGTATCCCGGCGGCTGAGGCTGTCCACCGACAGGCGGGCCATAACCCGGCCTGCTTGGCGGCCTGCTTGGATTGACGGGGCCGGTTTTAAATCCTTTTCCGCCCGTTGATGTCGGTGGCGGCGGAGGTGGCGGTGGGGGAGCGAGAGCCGGGTACATCTGCATCGGTGCAGGCTGACGCGGCATCATCGGGTAGTTGCCGAATGCGCCCATAGCACCGAGACCGCCTATGCCGTAATTGGCATTTAGATTGGCCATCTGGCTGCCAATGTTGGGGTAGTAAAAAGCCGGCTGCGCCAACTGCATTTGCGGAATGTTCATCGGCGCATAAGCAACGGATTGAGACGGCGTTTGGCGAGGCTGAAAACCTTTGCCACCCGTCGAGATCTGATCAACGTAGGGTTGCATCACAGGAGCGGGGCCATAGTTTGGCTGCTGAAAACCTTTGCCGCCGGTTGATACGCCGCCGTACTGGCCGCCGTAATCGCCGTATCCACCGTCATATTGCGGGGGCATGCCGTAGTTGCCCATGCCACCCCGGCTGCCAAACCGGCTGCCAAAGCCTGCGGCCGACTGGCCCATATTAGCCGCGTTCTGGCCGTACCCTTGGATGTTGGGCATCGAGTACTGGCCGCCGCCTTGCAGATTGACTGAACCGCCCATGCTTATCTCCTGCCGTACGGCGGAATCATACCCGGAACCATCCCAAATCTATTGGTTAATTGCAAAGCCCGGGAGACTGTTGGGTTAATGACGTTGTATCCCTGATGCGCCCCGTGATGATGATGCGCTTCTGGATGCTCTTCAAGCCGGTGCGCGTTATGCATCTGTACCGCAAAACTGCGTTCTGGAAATCCAGCA